CGATAGATATAATAAGCACAAGGTTTCAAGACGTAAGTAAAACTCGATGGCAGGGTGGAATGAAATCCACCCTGTTTTACATAATTTTAAGGAGTGTATGTAAATGAATATCAAAAACGGTAAGATTGAAAATAGGGAAAACAAATCAAAGAGAATTGATAAAGGTAATCATATGATTCTGATTGAACAGAATGAAATCGATGATTACAATAACAGTATTAGCATCTTAGAAAAATTTGTAAGGGAAAACAAATTAAGCTGGGATGTATATAATATAGTCAAATCATTCAAAAAGATAACAGAAGAAGATAACTGCATTACTGTTAGTGAAATTTTGGATGTATTCTTAATATTTGATTATATCAATTATGAAAGTAAGAATAATGTATGGAATAATATGATGGAAAAGTTTAAGACAAAAGTAATGTCTACTACAACAATCAATCCATTCCAAATATCATTAATCAAGGGATTTGAATATCAATATCCTAATGAATGCTTAAAACTGTATAACATTCCAGTTGCTAGATGTATTAAAACAAATGTACCTAATGACTGGATTGATATATCGTCAAGGTTAGGATTCCATAAAGTCGCAGAAGCAAATAGTATTTTCCTTGTAAGAAGTATCTATGATGATGAGGAAAAAGACCTTGTTAAAAAAGAAATACATAGATATATAAAAGATCATGTACTTACGATAAATTCATTACTTGATTTTGATAAGTATAAGAATCTTTCTGATATTTATAGAAGATCAAAATATGGTAAGGATTTGATGAACTTTGTAAATATACTCTTATCATATTTTCCAAGCAAAATTCCAGAATTTTATGGATTTGATATATCAGTTACTTCAGATGGATACTTAGATTTTGTATCCGATGTAATTGATTAATCAAGAGAATACTGGGCACTTTATCGTGCCCTTTATTTTTTCGTTTCAACAATACCTACAACAATTTATTAAAATATAAGCATAAGAAAAGGAGGTACGTTTTATGCCTATTGATTTGTATAGAAATAGTAACGTATATAATATGGTGGCAGAAGGTGAGATTGCTGAAATCTTATCTAAGTTTAATACCCAATACGTTATGGACGTTATTGATTCTAATATAAGAAATCGTTTTGCATTTAACTCGACCATTTCAAATCCAAATATTATTAACTCATATGAACTTAACTTCAAGGGTATGTTAAATAATTTTCCAAATGATGGAGAAAACATAATGTCTATTAGACAAGAGACTTATCTTACTATAATTAATAAAATATGTAACTCATTTAATCTTCAGTATATTGGTGATAACCCAGACTGTTATGTCTTAGCATATAATATGTATGACATCTTTGTTTCTGGTTTTTCCAGAAACATAATTAATTTCTTTGCTCGTTATATCTATATGTATAAGAACGAGATATATAATAACATGGGTCTTGACAAGTATAAGAAGAGTAAAGATAGTACTACTAATTATATAAGAAAAGTGTTTGACAATTCTAAAAATGTAGATGTCATTATTGCTAGAATCAGAGAAGTAATTTATTATATCTCTGGTTTTGATATTGACTTCTATACATTCTTGACATTCAATTATCCTAGAGAGACATGTGATTTTATTTATTCTAATATTGCTCCTATGGGTAATCTGTTTAAAGATGAGATTTGTAAAGTTATAAATATTCCATCTATTCTTACTGAAATACGAGTAGCTATTCAAAATCTTATTATATCAGATTCTGAGAATTCTACTCCAGAAGTTGCATCATCAGAAGAATATGATGAAGAAAAGGAGAATGAATTAGAAGATGAGTGATGAGGAATTCGTAAAAGGGTTGTCTGATGATGATATAGATGCCCTTATAGGGAAATTATGTTCAGCCAGAGAAAATAACCCAGATGTAATGATTATGGATAATATAATCAACAATCCAAATGCACAAGAAAAAATCTATTTTGAGAAAGACGCCGATATTATTGAAGAAGATATTATGAATAGTATCATCAATAGCGATATACCACTTTCTCAAGAAGAGGTTAATGCTTTAAAAGCCAAAGGAATATATGATAAATATATTAATAAACTAAATGATAATCAGGAGGACGATGTAATGAAATCGATCGAAGAAGAAATCATGAGAGGTCTTGAAACAAGTGAACCAGAAAACAATGCAACAGAAGTAGTTTCTGATAGTGAAAAGGAGGTAGTGTCTGAGGACACAAGTTCTTTTCAGACATATGACACTGCTGCAACAGATGATGTTGTTATTGAAAATATCACTATTGGAGAGGGTGAAGACACTGTTGAATTATCTAAAGAAGAAATGAGTTCAATGTTGTCTTTCCCAAGTTTTGTATCTAATACTGTTCTTGAAGGAAACACATATACAACTAGTGAAACACTAAGCGATGTTACTCAAGAATTAATTGATACTGTAAACTATGTAACTTCTGCTGATGGTTTAAAGGAATCTCTTGATAAAGAAACAGAAGATACTCAGGAAGAAGCTGTAGAAGAAGAACATGAGATGACTCTTGAGGAATTCAACGATGTTCCTGCAACATCATTAACTGTAGATGAAAACATTCTTACATCTACACTTATGGATAAGTATGACAGCGTAACATACGAAGAAGCAGCACAGCTTATTGAAGTTATGAACAGATATAAGTCTGGTGAAAAGTTTAATGTATTTGAAGCACTTCCAAATTCAATCAAGACTGTAATCTCTACCGAGGCAGCATCTTGTGGTGCTGATAAAGCTACAATTAACTTTTTTGCTAAGTCATTCATTAATGACCTTGTAAACAATACTTATCTTGATAAAGAGATTAAGGACTTTAATGAAGAATTAAAGGAAACCCTTGCTCCTATGAATAATATTGCTGGTACAATGATGGATGAATACTCTGATGAAGTTTATCATAAGTTTACTGATAAGCTTGAAGAAAAGGCTGATGAGATTCAGGAAGAAGACCCTGATAAAGCTACTCAGTTAAGAGAAGTTTCTAGCTCATTTAAAGAAGCTATTAATCTTACTAGAGTAATTAATAGTATTGAAGCAACCCCTTCTAATATCAATAAAGCTTATAAGACTGCTCGTGATAGTTTTAAGAAGTTTGAAGATGAGTATGATAAAAAGGTTGCTACTGTTGAGCCTTCTCCTAGAAAGTTAAAGTTCTATTCTATTGGACTTAATAAATTCAATGAGTATAGATTGTATTCTGAAGCTTATATTAATACACTTATTGTTCTTGTAGCTAATACAGTATTAAGTGCTATTGAAGCTGATACTCTTACAGAGCACATTTATGCATATTATGCTTCTAATGCTGTATATACAGTTGCTTTCACTAATAACAATAGTGAAGTAAATGATATTGTTTCTGATAAGATTGTATATATTCTTGATAAAATTTCTGAGTATATGATTCCTCTTGAAGCTAGAAATAGTAAGAAACTTAGAAAGAGAAATAAGAAGGCGAGATAATGACATATAGAGAATTTAAAAAGTGGTGTAATGAAAGAGCTTGTGATGGCTACTGGGGATTGAGAGAAGCAATAATCTGTGGTCAGATAATTGGCAAGATAAATGATACTCCATTTTTAAAACGTAAGAAAGTTTGGTTAGATATGGAGCAAGACGTATTAGATAATATCGTTACTCCAACTAATAATCTTATTGAATTAACCTTAGCAAGATTAAATGATGATAGATGATGTTATGAATGTATACAAGGGGATTAAATATCTCCTTGTATAACATTTCAATAAATATAATAAAGGAGGTTATAATTCCTATGATTAATTTTTTGAAATGTGAAGCTAAGGCTGTGATTAGATTAGTTCTTGAATTGAGTTATCAAGAAAAGAATAGAATTGCTCATAAAGTAATTGAAGTTGATACCGATGATGTGTATAAGATTACCGTTGCCGATAATGAATGTGGTATTCATACACTAAATGGTCGTATTGTATCTTTTACAATGAGTCAAACAAAAGAAGTATTATCTTATGTGACAAAAGAAACTAAACCATTTGTTGTTGATACTATTTCTGTTGATTGTTCTGAGGATGGAGAATCTAAGATTCGTACAATAAACGTATGTGATATTAGAACAATTGAAGAGCTCAGTACTTCTGGTTTTGAAGAAATTGGGCATAACGATATTGCTACATTTAATTAAGAGAAGAGGAAAACAATTATGTTTGAAAAAATGAGACAAGCTGTTTATGAGTATGTATTAAAACATCTTGATGTAACAGATGAAGTAAAATTTTCAATTTCTGATGTATATACAGTATGGACTTGTAAGACACTTCAGAATTGGAAAGCCTTAATCAGTACTACGCTTCCTGATGGAATGTATTATGAGTGTACATACAATGGTGATTTAAATGAGCTTTATATTGATGCTTATAAAAAATTTGATAATGTAAAGATTACTAATTTTATTAGAGAAGGAGAATGATTATATGTATAAAGTTATTAAGAAAAATGTGACATTCGGATATGCATTTGACTTTATTAAGGAATATCCAGAAGATTATGGAATTAGACTTCCTGAATGGTCTGAAGAAGTTGTAATTAGAGTTCAGACTCCTACAGATAATTCTAAGATGACAGCTCCATATCTTTATGTACAATCTAGATATGGTAACGTTCCATGGAAAGAAACAATGATTGAACTGTTTTCCGAAGAATGGATCATAGTAAAAGTAAGAGAAGAAGCTAAGGTAACCACTGCTAAGTGCGATGGTGACTGTGTAAATTGTTTTCTTTGTACAGATAATATCAAAATTGGTCCTTCTTTCTTTGGTTCTATAATTAATAGTACTAAGAAGACTCCTATCGAAAAGGTTGATAAGATTAACAAAGTAAATGATAAGGTTGATTCTATAACTGAAAGTCTTAGATATCTAAATAAAGAATCTTGCAGTCCAGATTGTAAAAAGAAATGTCTACATGAGTGTGACTCTAAAGAGATTAATGATAATAAGATAAAAGACAAGATTAAACCAGAAAACAATAAAGCAACTGAAAAAACTCCTACTTTTAAGGATAAAAATACTGAGGCGGAAGTTATTAAGGACATCAAAAAGATGTCAGTTCAGTTTGGGGAAGGGATGAAAGCAATCGCTAAAGGTTGCGATGAATATAAGAAAAAACTAGATACAGGAATCAATGTTGGGGAAGAAATGAAGACACTCTCGAAAGATTGTGATGAATATAAGAAAGAACTAGATAGAGGAATCAAGGATTTCTATAACTTCTTATCTGATTTGAGTGACTATATTAAGTAATAAAATGGAGGTGGGATATAAAAATCCCACCTCTGTATTTTTGTTAATTATCTTCACTATAGAAATTGTCAATAGCAGTTAGCATATCAAATCCATTATCATTATCGTCAAGTTGATTTCTTGGAATATTGAACTTATCAGCATAAGCATCTCTACCTGTTTTAGTTGCTAGGATTCTTGCCATAGCCATATCATTTTCATACTGTTGTTCAGAAAGGAATTGTTGATATAACTTTGTTCTATCTAGCTTAGACAACTGCTCTTGAATCATATCATCGTTTTCAAGATTTTCTATATCTCTAACTATAGGTATTGCTTCAGTAGCACTATAATCTTGGAATATTTCTTCTGCTTCATCATCAGCAGTTTTTAATGTAGGAATAGAAATATGCCAGTTCTCTCTTACATTCTTTCCATAATATAATGGATATATAGCATATAAAAATGAGAACAAACCATCATCGTGACTATTAGCAGAGTGGTCTATCTTACCAGTTTTCTTTAATTCAAGATTCTTTAATTCTTCAAATAGAACAGGTGAAACAAATTTATCATAATGGTCTCTTACTCTATCTGTAAGTAAATCCATAAGTCTTTCTCTTACTATTTGAGTATTATCTACACCATATACTTTTGTCATTTGTTTACGTTTATTTGCTTTGAATCCGTCTAAACGTTCTTCTATTGTACGTTCTTTTATCTCAAAGTATAGATTATTTCTAATCTTAGATTTCATTAATTGTGCTAGAGTACCTGTGCCTACACCGTTACGCTCGATAGTAACAAGCGAGTTAGGTAAGTAGTTTAATACAAGATTGTATATTACATTACCTAAATCCACTGGGTTAATATAGTTACAGTTAAAGTCAGCTACTAATTTTGTTGTAGAAGAATCTACTACAGATATAGCAGATGAGTCTTTAGAATAACCAGCGGCTACGTCGACACCAATCAATGTCTTTATTCTAGGATTGATTTCACTATAGATATTAAATAGATAATTTGAAATATAGATTTGCTTAATTGGATTTTGTACGAAACGTTGTACGTTTCTTAATTCATCTTGAGTAAAAGGACAGTTCTCAGAACTTGTTGCCCATTCAAGTAAGAATTCACGACGTATATCAGTCCATTTCTGGTTCTGTTCTTTGATTCTTTCTTTTAACCATTCTTCACTATAACCTAACTGTTGATATGTAGTTCTGATATATACAAAAATAGATTTCTCATTAGCATTTAGTGTATCAGTTAATTGCTTAAGTGAGAAGTCATACCATAACTCAGAGAATGGTGTCATCTTATTTTTTAGATCATACATATACTGTCCTTCTTCTGTGGTTAAGAAGCCTGGTGTAGATGTAAGACATAAACCATGAGGAGCACCATTTATCTTACAGTTTCTAAATGCAGTTGTAAGAGCAGGCATACCATTCTGTAATGATTCTTCAAGATATTGGAAGAACGCAGACTCATCGATCCAGCAATTTGTTACTGTACGACCACGGAGTAATGATATAGCAGATGTACGGTTTCTAGCCATTGGTAATGCTTCTATTTTATTAAAGTTAATCTTATGCTGTAGATATTGTACAGTGTTGGTTGCTTTAAGTTTCTTACCGTCAATACCAAAAGCTTGGTCGAATCTTAAATAAGATGGTAACGCTTTTATAATATTTTTTAAATCATTAAGGTTACGCTTAGCGTCATCATGTTTCTTGTTTAAGAATATCATATTAGCGTTACGAGAACCAAAGTTATAAACCCACGAGAACCATACGTTAGTACCAACAGTTTTACCTGTCTGACGAGGTTGTTCTTCATATATATTTAGATTTAATGTAAAACAGAAGTTCAATGCAAGGTTTCCTCTGTCTAATCTATATCTTACATAAGGACCACCCTGACTCTGTACTCTAACTACTTCTCTTACATAATACCAAAAGTTTCTTTGACATTCTAAGAATATCTTTTGTTTCATGTATGTAGGAAGAGATTGATCATATGGATCTACTCCAGCTAAATCCTTATCATATAATAAAAGATGAAACTTATTATTCTTTATACCAATAGCTCTTAAATAATAATGCATCTCTAAGAATGATTTATTCTCTGTATTCATTTGATAATATACTGTAACATAATTACCACTAGAATCACATCTTGTATCTTCTTGTACATCGGAAGAAGCTTTCTTAGCACCGAATAATCCAGCCAAAGGAACATAACGTTTTGGACTAGTTTTATTGTCTGGTATAGGATTCATATTACCTAGATATTGTGGATTACTATAAGTGACATCTGTATTATCTGAGTCATCATCATATATAGTAACACCAGTATTTACTATTTTAACAGCCAATTTATTTCTCTCCTTTCTTAAGGACTTTTATTAATAAGTTGACGTAATTGAAGGCAATAGGATAGTTACAAATTAGTATAGCTATAACAATTTAATAAAATAAATATGGCTTAAAGCCAGGAGGTAAATTAAAATGATGACTAACAACAATAGCAACAATCAGAATGGTGGTAACAATACTTTTTCACCGTCTACACGTTCATCTTTCAGATTCTTCAACTCAACATCTAAGGTGGATAACACTTGTCTTAATTTCACATATTGGAGTTCTCTTCTCAAGATTACAATGAATCCTATCATTGTTCAGGAAGGTTCTGCTAATAAGGTTGATACAAATAATCATATCGATATCTATCTTTCTCCGTCAAAGGCTCAGATGTTCTTGCATTGTATTCAGCAGTTTAGAGCAAATCCTGATGCCTATACAAATATTGGTGTTCCTACAAATAAAGGAGTTATCTATATTGCAAATGGTGAGAAGATGTACAATGTAAAGGGAACTTTCATTGTTATTAATCTTATTGGAGCTGACGGTTCTAAAGAAGGAGAAGCGGCATACGAGATTAATACTACAGATGTATATGGAATCGTAAACTATGTAAATAGTAATGACTTTGAAAAGTATACAGACTATTCAAGTTCTATTGAACTCGATATGATTGAAACTCTTCTTAAGAGTTTTGTAGAAGCATATACAAGTGCTATGGCATCATCCGTTCTTGAAGCAAACAAGGCTAACGATAATCGTACATTTAACTTTATTAAAGATGCTAGAGAAAAGCTTGGTATTAAGAGTGAGAATAGCAGCAGTAAATTCAATAGCAAGTCAAGTTGGTACAATAACAATTCAACATCAGTTAATTCAGAGAGTCCTAAGATTAACTCTACAGATTATGAAGATGCTATGAATGAGATTGCTTCTTTGTTGGACTAAGATAAGTAAAATATAATTGAGAGGGATAATTTGTTATCCCTCTCTTTTGAAAAGGAGAAGTTGTATGATAGGATTAATAATATGGATGGTTGTGTTTATAGTATCAATAACTCTTGTTCTATATCAGTTATTTTTTGGTGATGGAGAAAAACCAAGAACAAAAATTGGTGCTATAATATATAGACTACTTAGTAGAAATAGAAGTTTTATGTATTTAGAAAACAAATACAATGCTTTGTTATATTGTATAATGGCAAGTATATCATTTTATGCTATTATATATTTTATAGTATCTATTCTTATTAGACGTAATAGATAAATTATTAGGAGGATATAAATTTTGTTTACTATCGCAAAACGTAATAACGATAAAGTTTCATTTCTTTACAAAGATCACACTGGTAGATATTTATTCTCTGGTTATTCTAATATGACTTTTAATACTGAAGAAGAAGCACTTCAGTTCATCTATTATAATTCAGATTGTGTAAAGCATCTAATGAAGAAAGATGAAACACTATATGTATTACCTGTTGGTAAGAAGAAAGAAGATATAAAGGTGGTGTTACAAGAATGATTCAAGATATTAAAGTCGAAGAAGTTCATTCTGATGGAACAAGAAAAGAAATAAAGAACGACCCAGCTACTGGATATCATAA